TATTATATTGGTCATAGCATACCAGCCTCAAATTTTTTCCACTCAATAGCGTTCTTAGTATCCCAACCTCTATTGTCAATAGACTTTATTACACCTTCACAATACTTAATGGTATATTCTAAATAACTAATTTTGTTGGAAAGTTCTATTATTTCCTCATCAGAAGAAATATACATTGCTAGATCAGATTTAAGAACCTTTAAGTCAAAAGGTTTTTGTACATATACTTTTGCGTCAGATTTACCACCATAGTATTCCCATTTCTCACGATATAACTTTTGGTAATCACCTTTATTTTTGGTAAGTAAAAGTTCAAACCTAGATTTATAATCTAACCATTTTGCTTTTATCTCTTGATTTTTATATGCTTCTTGATCAAGGTGTTCTTGATTTGTAATGGGAAGGTCTTTGTATGCTTCTTTTTTTAATTCATCTAAATTCATAATGTATACTTTCAAAAAATGAGCAGAGTTGATGTCTCTCTTTGCTATATTGACACTAGTAAGCCGCGACGAGTCGTTACCAGAAATTAAGTCATAAGATTTGATATTTGTTAAAGCTTATCAAATCTGCTCAACCCTATTTATAATGTTATTATTTCATATATTTGATACGCAAATTCTGCTGTTGCTGTAATGTATTCTACATCAGTTGCTGTTTGTGTAAAATCTAATGCACTTAAAGCTATAGGAAAAATGTTTTGAAAACGAACTTCTACAATAGGATTATTTTTATTTGAAAGTAACATAAGAAATGCATCTGAATACATAAAACGATCTGTTGTTGAAGAATCATCAATTTGGCCAATCTCAACACTTGGTTCTGGTCTTGCACCTTCTCCAACATTTGATGTTACATCTCTAAATGTTCTAAACTGTTTTCTTTCTTTTGGAAATCCAATTCCTGTCATCCAGTTATGAAGAGAAATATAATTTTCTAGATATTCATCAACAATAAAACTTATGGATAAATTTTCATATTCTAATTTATCTCCCATAGTTGGAATATCTTTAAATGGCGTAGCCACTGTTGCAACACCAGCTGTAATGCCAGGCAGATTTGCCTCAGTAGTAAAAAATTCTACTTTTGGTAATTGATTAATTCCAAAACGAAATTGAGTCGGACTTACATAGTCTAACTTTGTGGGTTGTCTTGATATTGGTGATGTTGCTGTAACCATACATCTATTTATAATAAAAAAAATGAGGGATAAATCCCTCTTGATTTATATTTTTCTTTGATCTTCTAAACTTCGTAAAAGAGATGCAGATTCATTATGGTATCCTTGCATCTTTAATTCACTAGCAGCTCTTGCTGTACCGTATGCCACAACACCTTTCGATATTCTATTTCCAACTCTTTTTAAAAAATCCCATATGCCTATTTCAAACGTAAGTGTTCCAATGAAAAATGTCATTTATATTCTCCTTAATTGTTATGATTTATATAATTATTTATAATAAAAAAGGACAGTATTGCATACCTATTTTGGAATACCTGTTTTGATAAAAACACATTTCATTAGTTAAGTTTTGCAATTAAAGCTTTGTATTCACGAATAGGAAGAGGAATTAAACCTTTATCTGCAAGAACTCCTTCATTCCCCATCATTATATTTGATGTATAAAATTGAATAAACTGTTTCATACCATGAACACTTTTTATATGCTCATTTTTTGCATACATAAAAAGTGGTCTTGATACTTTGTATGAACCATCTGCAATGGTTTCAAAATTCGGTTCAACTCCTTCGATAATAGAACCTTGAATTTTATCCATGTTACTATCCAAAAAACTAAAACCAAAAATACCAAACGCATTTGGATTTGCACCAATTTTTTGTATAATCAGATTATCATTTTCACCAGCTTCTATATAAGCACCATCTTCACGAATACCATGTGAGATTGCTTTAAACTTTTTCTTATCTGTTTTTCGTAAAGATTTTAGTTCTGGAAAAGTTTTTGCACCACTTTCCATAACCAACTCTACAAAAGCATCTCTTGTACCAGAAGTAGGAGGCGGGCCAAGTACTTCAATTTTTGTGTTTGGTAAAAAGGAATTTATGTCACTCCATTTTTTATGAGGATTTTTTACAAGTTTACCGTTTATTAAAATAACTTTTGCAAGAGCAAGATATATTTCTTTACGTGTAAATTTGACTTGAGAAGTGGACTTACTATTTGCAAAAACAATACCATCGTATCCAATTTTAATTTCTATTATAGTAATACCATTATTTTTACATTTTTCAATTTCAGATTTTTTAATTGCGCGACTTGCATTATTAAAATCTGGATATTTTGATCCTATTCCTTTACAAAATAATTTAAAACCACCACCTGTACCAGTAGATTCAATAACAGGAGTTTTAAAGTCAGTACTTTTACCAAAAGCTTCACCTACTACTGTGGTGAAAGGATATACTGTTGAAGAACCAACAATCCTAATTTGATCTCTAGCATGAGCAAATGTTGAGAGTAAAAAAGATAGAAATATTGTAATTATAAATTTTGTTTTCATATGATTTCCTTTTAAAATATGTTATACAATTATTTATGAAGGACTTTTGAATTTTAACAAAACGGTAACAAAAATGTGACACTTTAACTCACATAAAAAAAGGGAGAGCAAAAGCTCTCCCTAAGTTTTAACTTAATTTTATTATTATTAACTTTACATTAAGTTTGTAACTTTAACGCGACGATACCAAGCATTGGTATTTGCATCAAGAGAAGCGTCCGTATTAACTGTGTCACCAGCAGCAACTGCACCAGAGGCAGCGAATGGGTTAGCAGCAAGTCCGTAACGAGTCTTGAAACCAATCTTAGGTTGGAAACTATTCTCACCAACTGCACGAACCATTTGTAATGGAACGTATGGGCAGTAGAAGAAACCAGCATCATAAGGGGAAGTACCCTTATAACCAACAACGTAGTACTGAGAAGCAGCAACATTAGCAGCATATGGGTCTACATACACTTTATAACGTCCGTTCATTGTACCAGCAAATGTTGTCGTTGTGTCATCAACATTAAGATTATTAGAAAGTGCTGGAGTATAATCCAGAACACCAGCCATCTGAAGTGCAGATGCAACATCAGCTGAACAGATGATGGTGTTACCTTTACCTCTACGTGTCTGTTGTCCGATAGCATTGGCATCACGTTCTACAGCAAACATTAAACCTTTGAACTTTTCAACACTCCAACGTCCGTTTGAGTCTGTATCAAGGTCAAATATACCAGCAGTAGTCGTATTTACCTGAGCACCAGCAACAGCAGTTACATACAGGGAACGAATAACTTCTCGGTTAATTTCAGCAAGAATTTCAGAACTTAGTATATTGGAAAGTTCCGTTTCTGCGTCTAAACCATGAAGTGCTTTAAGGTCTTGTGCGAGTTCCATTGTATACTCTGCTTTTAATGCGCGAGTTACAGCAGTAACCGTTGATTTCTCGATTGAGAACGCCATTTGAGCAAAAGCATTGTCTGAACTGTCACCTAAAGCTTCACCCTGAGCAGTTGTCATACCTGTTGCACTTGTGTAAGTACCAGCAGATGGGCTGTCATTAAGAACAGCAGGGTTAGTTTCAGTTGCACCAACATCACCACCACCGATATCACCAGCAGAGTTTTGGTTAGATGCGCCCTGTTTACCAGGCATTGCTTCATCAACAAGTGCTTCAGCACCATCTTGTGATAGGAATGAAGAACGCATAGCAAAGATCAGTCCAGTTGGGCCTGTCATTGGTTGCACACCACAAACATCATAAGCAATAAGGTTTGGCATTGCACGGCGTACTAGGGAAATTAGAATTGGATCCCATGTATCCATTTGTCCACCACCCATGCTATTAACAGGGGCGACTTCTGCGAGAAACCCACGATCTTCTTTTAGTGCTTTCTCTTGGTTCTCTAGGATGAGAGTAGTAACTGCCCGCTTATAAGAATCCTCAATCTTAGGAAGATCAGGGTGTTCTAGGACTGGCTGCCACTTTTCTTGTAGATGTTCTGTTTGAAACATTTGTTTCTCCTTTTTAATTACATCTGTTAATATAATGTTTTATGCACTCGCCTTTTGATTACGACTGATTGCCGACAAGTACGCGCTCATTGCATCTGTCGTATCAACGTCCTGTGCGGTGCTACCATCTTCATCATCAAATGTTTGTTCTACTACAGTTTTAGGGAAATAACTATCCTTTAACGTGTTGAGTTTAACGCGAAAACTTTCTTCATCGGTAAAATCAACATCTTCCGTAAGAGACTTAAACTTTTCAATTTCGGTATCGGCTAAATCTTCAGAAACTTCAGATATAACCTGTTCACGAACTAGATTAGAACTAACTTTAGTAAGTTCAACTGTTTTCTCAATTGACTCATTTAGTTTATCTTCTAATTCGGAAATCTTTTCAGATTGTGCTTCGAGTACATCATATTTCTCATCAGGCACATCAATATAGTGATCTTCAAACAACTGTTTCAGTCCAGAAATAAAGTCCTCTGCAATTTCACCTTTAAGTCCTCGTTCAATTGCTAACTCGTTTTCTTTCGTCCATTCTTCTACAACGTAGTTGAGATAAGTATCAACTTTTTCTGCAAGTTCATCTTTGAAAGAATCAATTTCTCCTTCTTTCTCAGTTTGAACTTCTTCGTGAATACGCTCAATCTCTGAACGTACTTTTGATTTAACTGCGGCCTCAAAAATGGTTGCAGCTTTAATTTTAAAATCTTCTGAAAGACTGTCATCAGCACTCATCAAAGCACGAACATCTTCTTTTACGTCAATGTCTTTTATGCGAGCTTCAACTGCTTCTGCTTTTTCTTTCTCTTCTTCTGTAGGCTCTTCTGCTTCTCCAACATCCATAGCTGACATAATTGAATCATAGTTGGATTTCATGTATCCAGCTTTCATGGTTTCCATTTTGTCAACCATTGCTTGAATCATTGCTTTCTTTGTTTTTGGAGCTTCCATGATTTCCTCTTTTTCGGTAATCTCTTCTTCTCTTTCCACAAGTTCTTCACCATCATGCTCGATTTCATCACCAGCAGCTAGTTTCTCTGGTGCGTCTGATTTTCCAGCAGATTTTTTAGTCTTGTCACCAGAAATTTCTTTTGCTTTCGCAACAAGTTTCTTTGCAGG